GGCCACGGATATTACCGAATGGGTGATGAAGGAGAACAACGCTCTGGGGAAAGTCTCCACCATGAGCGAGACCGACGTTACCGATGCCGTCTCCAGCCGTGCGCTGCTAAACGGTTTCACGTACCACGAACTTGATGGTGCGGACGATCAGTACACTGGCGAGGGCATGGACCACTTCTATGGAATCGCCATGGGACCGGACGATGGTGGTAACGAGGTCGAAGGATTTATAGAACGTAATAACTACCTCGATAGGCTCTGATAATGGCACTCATAGTAAGCGGGCCGTACGCGAATATCACGGCAACGGGGAACGTGGCTGCGGGTCCGGTGAACGTGATCGGTATCCTGTGCGCCACCACCTCTTCGGGAACCCTGACGCTGTACGACAGCGCCACGACCGGAACCAGCGTGCCGATTACGGGTGCGATTACCCCTGCCGCTGGTTCCTACACGCCGATCCCTGCCAGCACGTCTAACGGGCTGTATATCGTGGTGGGTGGAACGATCAACGCAACCGTATTCTTCGGGCCAAAGTCGTGATTCTGGATCGGAGCAAGCCTTACATGATTGTTCGGGGCGACCCGAAGCTGGCCTATGAGCAGGATGGGAAACTATTTGACGAAGCGGGCAATCAGGTTGGTCCTGTGCTTTCCATTGTGGAACACGTTGACCAAAAGGTTACTCCGATCACTCATAGTGAGAAAATGAAAGCGGCTTGGGCAAGGCGTAAAAATGCCTCTTGACTACGTGCTGATGCTGGCGGACGTTGCCTCTGCAGAGGAAATGTGCGCCGCACTGCGTCAGTGCCCTGAAGGTAACGTTGTAGAGGTAGGGGTGTATCAGGGCGGAAGTGCAATGCGGCTGTACGAGGTGTGCGAGCAGCAAAACCGCAAACTTTATCTGTACGACACCTTCACCGGCATACCGTTTAAGAGCGGGTTTGACTCGCACAACGTAGGGGATTTTGCGGACACGGATGCCCGGAAAGTCTCCGCCCTGATGCCAAAAGCGCTGGTAATGCAGGGGGTATTCCCGTTTACCGTTGTGAAGATGGACCCAATAGCGTTTGCCCACATAGATGCTGATCAGTACAACAGCATAAAGATGGCGCTATATGTATTGGGGCCGATGATGGCAAAGGGTGGGTTGATGTGGTTCGATGATGTTGGCTGCCTGGAGGGGGCTACAAAGGCATTTAACGACTACCGCAACGAGTGGAAGAAGACGGCCTTCCAAGCCAAGTGCGGTAAGTATTACATGGAGTTCTGATGGTCTGGCGAGCAACTGATCCGCAGGGCAATGAGTCGGGCAAGATCAAGTGGGAGCTTGTCGAGTACACCCGTGGTCGTGTGTTGGACGTAGGATGTGGCAATCATAAACCTTTTGGGCATTTCATCGGTGCGGACAATAATACGGACGCTGCTCTCTTCGGCATATTATGTAAGCCTGACCTTACTCTTGATGCCGATAATCTTGACCTTATTGCTGACGCTAGCATGGATGCGGTTTATAGCAGCCACACTCTTGAGCATATGGTTGAGCCTAAAGCGGTACTCAAAGAGTGGTGGCGCTGCGTCAAGGTCGGCGGATACCTGATTCTTTACCTCCCGCACAAAGACTTTTATCCCAACATTGGGCAGCCGGGTGCGAATGTAGACCACAAGAACGACTTCCTTCCCGATGATGTGATCAAGTTGATGGACTTTGCCAGTTACGATCTGGTGAGGAATGAGGATCGAAATGAAGGCACGGAATACAGTTTTTTCCAGGTTTACCGGAAGCTTTCAGGAACCCGAAAGCACTACAGTTACAAAGACCCGAGCCCAGCAAAAACATGCGGCATCGTCCGATACGGCGCTTTCGGAGACCTACTCCAGATCTCAAGCATCGTTAGGGGACTCAAGGAGCAGGGATACCATATTACGCTCCATACTTCGCCGCCAGGGTCGCAAGTCCTAGAGCATGATCCGAACATTGACTGCATAAAACTGCAGGACAAGGACCAGGTGGTAAACCACGAACTAGGGCAGTTCTGGGACAACCTGAAGAAGAAGTACGACAAGTTCGTAAACCTCTCAGAATCCTGCGAGGGCTCGCTTTTAGCCCTTCCTGGGCGTACTCCACACGCTTGGTCACCCGCCGCACGGCATATGTTCTGTGACCTGAACTACATGGAAGTGCAGCACCGTATGGCAGGTGTCCCGCACAAGTTGCGCATCAAGTTCCACCCTACTGCTGCCGAGGCGGAGTGGGCGAAGAAGGAGCGCAAGCGGATGGGGAAGTTCACCATCATGTGGGCGCTTGCCGGTAGTGGTGTGCACAAGACATGGCCGCATGTAGATGCTGTTATTGCAAGGTTGATGATCGATTACCCCGATGTTGACGTTGTGCTTGTAGGGGATCACTTCTGCAAGCTATTGGAGGCGGGATGGGAGAACGAAAAGCGGGTACACCGGAGGAGCGCGGTGTGGAGTATCAGAGAAACCCTGACTATGCTGGATCACGTGGATATGGTGATCGGGCCGGAAACGGGCGTTCTCAATGGCGCTTCGTGTCTGCCTATCCCGAAAGTGGTTTTCTTAAGTCACTCCACGGTGAGGAACCTAACGAGGGATTGGGTCAACACAACCTCCCTATGGGCGAGGAACACGAATTGCAAGGGACGTGGGAAGAACGAAGCCCCGGCATGCCATCAACTCCACTATGGGTGGGACAACTGCGACCGGGTACCAGACGGTGAAGAGGGGGCGGGTACGGCGGTATGCCAGCGTGATATATCGCCTGCCGAGGTGCTGGAGGCTATTGACGCGGCATACGTGAAGACCAAGGAACTGGTGGCGGCATAATGGCTACAAGCGGATCGTACTCCTTCGTAGTAACAACGAACGACATCGTGCGGGAGGCGATGCTCAACATTGGAAAGCTGGGTGAGGCGGAGAACCCCAGCGCGCAGGAGTTCGCGGACGTTTCCCGCAAGTTGAATATGCTTGCAAAACAGTGGATGGCGAAGCAGGACTTTGCGCCAGGCTTGAAGATGTGGAAGCGCCGACATGGAAACCTGTACCTCAGCAACTCCACTGGACAATATAATCTTGGACCTTCTGGGGACAATTGGACGAATACCAGTTTCATACAGGACACCACAGCAACAGCTATCGCTGGTGCTACTACTATATCTGTACCCAACGCCAACATTACAGTAAATGATTACGTGGGTATTGTTCTGGACAGCGGGGTGCTGTTCTGGACTACCTGTGCGAGCAAGATTGGTGGAACGCAGATAACCATTCCTGCTGGCGGATTGCCTACGCAAGCATCGAGTGGTTCAGAACTGTTTAACTACACAAACAAGGCACAGAGGCCGGAAGTCATCGAGACTGCGGTGCTACGCGATAGTAGTTCTTCGGATATTCCGATGAAGCTGATCACGCTGCAGGACTATGACAATCTATCTTACAAGCAGCAGCCGGGGAGCCAGTCAGACCCGAGCTATGTGTATTACGAGTCTCAACTAACGAATGGGGTTTTGTATATCGATGTACCGGGCGCTGCGGATACTTCTAAATACCTGCACATCAGTTACATGGAGCCGGTGCAGGACTTCGTTAATACTACGGATAACCCTGACTATCCCCAGAGATGGTACCTAGCGCTGGCGTGGGGGCTGACGAAGCAGATAGCGCCGATGTTCAACCTGCCATTCACAAAGGATATGCAAGACAATTTGAACGATTCCCTTGCTATTGCGAGGGAGCCGGATAGCGATGTGAACAACATCTTCTTCCAGCCTGGGGTTGATGGGTAATGCAGCAGATACAGCTTTTTGGCAGCGGGGTAACTGGCAAAAGCGCGATTGTCACCGATCAGCGACGGGTGAACTGTTACTACGAGATCCGGGAGGACGCCGAGAAAGCAAAGATTGCCATTTACGGAACGCCAGGAAATACGCTATTTGCCAACGTATCAAGCCCTGTGCGTGGATGGCATGTGTTCAAAAGCAATATCGTTGTAGCTGCCGGGGCCAATGTTTACACGGTTAGCAGCGTAGGTGTAGTAACCAGCATTGGCACGTTGCAGACTTCTACCGGTAATGTCGGGATGGAGGATAACGGCTCGCTTCTGATGATTGTTGACGGCTCCAAGTGCTACGGATGGGATGGGACGACTTTTACCAGTCCTTTGGTGGATGCAAACATCCCCAACGGTGCCACGACGATTGCGTACAACGATCTGCGGTTTATCTGCGAGAACCCTGCCGTAAACGGACAGTACAGCCTATCGCCGCTGATCTATACGGTTGGCACCGCCTGGAACGCGTTATACATAGGGAATGCTTCTGCTGCGCCTGATCCGTTGCTAGCGGTGGATGTGGATCACGGTTTCCTTATCTGCTGGGGATCGAACAGCATCGAGTTTCACTACGACGATGGGACCACGCCAGCGACGTTCCCGCCCATCCAGTCCGCCACGCAACAAGTAGGGCTGGCAGCCAAGTGGAGTCGGGCAAAATTCAACAACACGATGGCGTTTCTAGGGACAAATCTTCAGGGCGGTTACAGCATTTATGCTCTGGAAGGATTCCAGCCCAAGGTCATATCGAATAAGGATATTGACGCATATTTTGATGATTTCTCGACCGTAGCCGATGCGGTGGCGATGAGCTACATGTGGGATGGGCATCCGTTCTACGTTCTCACATTCCCCACGGCTGGCAGAACATTTTTGTTTGACGGATCTACGGGGATTTGGAGCGAGCAGCAGACCGGCACTGGACTAATTAACCGATATATCGGACAGTTCTGCATAACGTTTAACGGGCAAGTGTACGTATCGGACTACAGCAGCGGGAATATCTATCTCTTAAGCGACGAAGCATTTACCGATAACGGGACGCCGATCATGAGGCTGTGCCAGACGAGGCACATACACGATGGCGGCAACATGCTGGCTATTGACGAGGTGTTTCTGGACCTAGAGACAGGGGTTGGAATCCAGTCCGGTCAGGGATCAAACCCGCAGATCATGGTTAGTGTGTCCAAGGACGGCGGCAGGACGTTCGGTAACGAGCGTCTGATGGGGATAGGTGCTGTGGGCCAGTACATCGGACCTAGGGCGACTTTGAGGCGTTTTGGGGCCAGCAGGGACTTTGTATTCCGGTTTCGGATGACCGATCCGGTGAAGTGGGCTGTTACGTATGGTGCTGCGGTGACTAGGGGCATGGGCAAGTGAGTTTGCCGCCACCGTTTCACACGCAGATTGTTAGCGATACCAAGAAGGTATCCAAGGAGTGGACTTCATGGTTTCAGGGGGTTTCTGGCGGGGGGAAGGTTTTCCAACCATCTGTTGGGGGATCCCCATACGTTTACCAGAACACTACACAAGTGCGGCAGCAGGCCATAGTTTCCGTGAATACGATCACTGGGCTTGCTTTGAGTCGAGATGGAACTAATTATTATGCAATGTCAACGGTTTTAGGTAATGCAGTTGTGTTGTTTCCTGGTGATTATCTTAAAATAACTTATGGCGGATCAGCGCCGACTTTGACGATTTTCCCTATTTGATTACTTACGACTTTGAGGGCTGGGATAGTTGCAAGGATGAGGTAAGACAGCTTTGTGTTGCCCACTGGGAGGAAATTGCACTCAACAAGGATGTAATACCTCTTGACCCGGATTGGGAAAGGTATGCGGCAGCGGATAAAGCGGGGAGCATGGTGTTTGTAACGTGCCGGGATAACGGAAGATTGATAGGTTACTCGATATGGTTCATCACAAAGCACTTGCACTACAAGCAAACGACATGGGCTTACAACGATGTAATCTTCCTGTTAAAGCCTTATCGCAAGGGAAGAATAGGATTAAAGCTGATTAATTTTAGCGAGTACTACATGAAGGTTTTAGGAGCGGACAAGATTGCATGGCACGTGAAGGTCACCAATGACTGGACGCCGATCCTGAGGCGCATGGGGTATGTGATGGAAGATATTGTAATGGGGAAGGTGGTCTGATATGGGCGGCGTAGTCGGAGCGATTGCGGCCCCGTTAATCGGGGGTCTTATCGGTGGCGGCGGCTCACAGCAAGCTGCAAGCACTGCTGCGGGTGGTCAGATCCAAGGGATGCAGGCTGCTAATCAGCAGCTTGGCATGGCCAGCCAACAGGCGCAGCAGAACGTACAGCCATACATGCAGGCTGGACAGCAGGCGTTGGGTCAGTACCAGAACCTGCTAAACGGGGGGGCGGCCAATTTCGACATCAGCAAACTGCCTGGATATAACTTCCAGATGCAGCAGGGTACTGACGCTATCCAAAACAGTGCTGCCGCTAGAGGTCAGGCATTGTCCGGAAATACGTTACAAGGATTGCAGCAGTACGGGCAGGGATTGGCTAGTACGCAGTTCCAGAATTACATGAGCCAATTGCAGGGGCTTGCTGGAATGGGGTTAAACGCTTCGCAGAATCTGAATCAGAACCAAGTGAATCTTGCACAAGCGGGAGCCGGATATTCGCAGGCTGGACTTGCTGGTGCTGCTAATGCTAATGCGGGCGGGATTGCCGGGGTAACTAATGCGGCATTGGGAACGTTTAACAATCCAGGATTTCAGCAAGGATTGGGGCAATTATTCAACTCTCCAACATTGCCGCCGCAGACCGCTGGGCAACCATCTAACGGGTATGCAAGCCAGTTGTAAGGGGGAATAAGATGCCAGTCGGACCCGGAGTAATGCCGCTTGGAATTGCGAACCCGCTGGACATGGCCCAGCAGGGGTTCCAATTCGGCCAGCAGCAGCTTGCAGCGCAACGAGATACTGCCGCCTACAACCAGCAACAATCGCAGCAGAAAGCATTGGCGGACATATTCTCAAAGGCCGACACTTCGACGCCAGAGGGTCAGGCTGATCTGGTGCGTCAAGTTGGCAGGATTGATCCCAAAACGGCTATTGGCTTGCAGCAGCAATTTGGAAAGATGGCAGAAACGGGGGCTAGCATTGCCGAGAAACAAGCGCTGACTGCCGAGCATCGGGCCAAATCGGTAATTGACCAACAGGATGTACAAGAACAGCAACGCAAGGTTGGCATGGAAGTAGGTGGCGAGTTCTTGCGTGTCGGTTCTCTTGCCAACAGCAATTACCAGAGCAAGATAAAGCAGGGCGTACTGCCAGCTCAGGCTTGGAAAGAGTCGCAGGGACTGATAAAGCAGGAACTGGATTCCCTGAAATCTCGGTATGGGGACAACGAATATGCGTATGGGATTATCGGCAAGGTTGATCCTGACAAACTGACGCCAGAAGAATTGCAAGGCGGGATGCAGCAATTGCAGGCGAAGTTGGGTCAACAGCAGCAAAAGCCTGCCGAATCAGCCGAGGGGAAAATACTTGATGACGTTAAGTCTGGAAAACTCACCCCAGAACAAGGCAAAAAAGCACTAGAACATAAAGATGCTTCTGGTGGTGCAGAAAAACCGAAATGGGAAATAAAAGAAGTAACCGATGAAAACGGCAAGACCAAGCTTGTGCGAATTGATGCCAATAGCGGAAGATCTGAAGATATAAAGGGTGTTGGGCCAAAAGGTGCCGCTAGTACATCAGGTCGAGAGGCTGTCTATACAGGACGCATACTTACTGCCGCCAATGAGACTGCTAGAGATCTTGAAAACATCGTAAACCTTCCAGTAACAGCCGATACCGGAGTTTTTGGAGGGCGCAAGCAGGGCCCTGGGATCTTTGATGCAGGCAAGGAAGTTCTGGCAAACAAACTTACCTCAGAAGAGGTTCAAAAATACAATACCCGTGCTAGCGGTTTGCAGAGAAATCTTGCCGCTATTGAGGCTTCGGGTCTTGCTCCGGCTGGGTCTTTGACGCATCAGATGGATGTATTGATGTTCAAGGAAGGTGATACGCAGCGAGTGAAATTGGAGAAACTTGCACAGACTCGTCAGATTGTTGAGGCTGGACTTCAGTACATTTTAGATAATCCTCGCGTTCCAGATTCCTTGAAAGGGAACGCGCAAAAATCTATAGAAAAGATACAAAAATCCGTTCCGTTCACCATTGCTGATCTTGATAAGCTCGATTCTGCGCAAGAGAAGAATCCTAAAGCAACACTTAAATCGGTGATGCCCAAAGATGCTGGCGGAGATCATCCGGAAGATATTCAAAAACTTCTAGATAAATATGGAAAATGATCTAGACAAGTTGTATTCCGCACTTCGCAATGCGGATGCTGCCGGAGACAAGGAATCCGCGCAGAAACTTGCCTCGTACATTAAATCTTACAAACCGACAGAAAATGTTGAGGAAGAGAAACCTGAAACCTTACAGCACAAGGCATTTGAGGCTCCGCTTGGCGTGGCAGAAACTGCGCTGTCTATGGGTTCGGGCCTCGTGGGGCAAATTGCTGGTGGCCTGCATGGAGCCGGGGCTCTGGTTTCTGGTGATTCTGTTGAGGATGCAGCAAATAAGGTCAAGTCTACGCAAGAGGCGATTACCTATAGGCCACGCACTGCGGTAGGACAGGGTCTTACGGAATTGGCGGGGAAGCCACTAGAGCTTGCGAGTAAGGCCACAGGATACATAGGCGGCAAGATTGGAAAAGCCCTCGGGAACGAGGCTGCCGGAGAGTCAATAGGTGAGGTAGTTCCAGCCATAGCCTCTACTTTGATGGCAGGTGGATCTGCACTGAAAGGCGCTAGAGCCGTCGCTGAGTCGCCAACAGCACCGCTAACCGGCAAAGCAAAGATAGCAGCGGAATCACAGAAAGAGGGATATGTAATTCCTCCTAAGGATCTTCCCGGTGCTGGAGTAGTAGGTAAAACTCTTAATGCTTTTGGCGGTAAAGAACGCACACAGCAGACCGCCGCAATAAGGAATCAGGAAGTAACCAATTCTCTTGCAAGAAAAGAGCTCGGCATCGAAGGAGATCTGACTCCGGAGGCTTTCGACAAAGTAAGGTCCGAAGCCGGTAAATCATATAAAGCCATTCAACGCATTGGATCGCCGTTTGCTGCTGATGCCAAGTACATCAATGATGTGAAGGCAATTAGCCACAGGACTGAAGGGCTTGCAGAAGAATTCAAGAATATAGGGAAGAATCCTGACGTTGCGAAGATACAGCAGGATTTGTATGTGTCCGAGATAGATCCTGCGCATGCGGTGGAGTTGACGAAAATCCTTCGAAAAGAAGGAAACTCCAATGTTCAATCCGCTCTTCGCAGTGCTGATCCAAAGGTGCGCGCATTAGGTGATGCTCAATTAAAAGCAGCTAAAGCGGTAGAAGATCTGATCGACAGGAATTTAAAAGATCAACCTGAATTGTTAAAGAGTTTCAGGGATGCTCGCAAAAAGATAGCGCAATCCTATGATGTGCAGCGGGTTACAGATTCTGCAGGCAATGTGGATGCGGTTAAGTTGGCAAAGAAGGATGCCAAGATGACCGGTGAATTGAAGAAAATAACCACGTTTGCCAGCAATTTCAAAAAGTCCGCAATGAACGCAAGTAACTATGGCGGCGAGGAAGGTTTGACGGTTCTTGACGTTGCTGCTGCTGGCGGATCATTGGCCGCTGGTCATACGTTGGCTGCTGCAGGGATTCTTGCTCGGCCATCAATTCGCGGGAATCTATCTTTGGGTAAAGTTGGGCAGTCAATGCCTAGCAAAGTTGGAAGTCGTTCTTTGACCGAGATAGCAAATAGGAAAGCTACACAAGCTGCGCTTTTGAACCAGAAAATTCCAGATGAAACTGCTAATCGTTGACCAGGATGGATGCGGTCTTGCTTTCGCGTGGAGATGTGCAGCGTCTGGACATATCGTCAGGTGGTTCGTCAAGCCATCCAAGACCAACGATCCGACTACGGGCGACGGGTTTAAACGAATACAGAAAGTTGATAACTGGCTATCGCATACAAGGTGGGCGGACCTTATCTTTTGTACCTCTAACGGTGCTTACATGCAGCAGTTGGAGTCTCTAAAGAAGAGCGGCGTTAAGTACTTTGGCCCCAGCGTTGCCAGTGCGAACCTGGAGATCAAGCGCAAGGATGGTATGAAGTTTCTGGAGGACCACGGCATAGAGTGCCCGCCATACAGGACGTTCAAGACGCTGAAGGAGTGCGAAGCCTTTGTGTGGAAGTCCGATTACCGGTGGGTGTTCAAAACGCTGGGGGACAACGAGGACAAGAGCCTGTCGTACTGCAGCAAGTCTCCTGCCGACATGATCTCCAAGCTACGAAAGTGGCAGGAATTGGGAATGAACCCGAAGGGTGAGGTAATGCTTCAGGAGTTCATCCCCGGCACTGAGCTTGGCGTTAGCTGCTGGATGGGTACTGAGGGGTGGATCAGCCCTCCCAATATCAATTGGGAACACAAGAAACTGATGCCGGGAGATCACGGGCCAAACACGGGTGAGATGGGAACCGTGATGTGTTACGAGAAGGAAGATAAGCTGGCAAAGGAAATGCTGGACCCAATCGAGAAGGATCTGGTCAAGTTAGGTCACTTGGGTGATTGCGATATTAACTGCATCATCGATGAGAAGGGAAAGGCGTGGCCTCTGGAGTTTACGAACAGACCCGGATGGCCTGCGTTTAACCTGATGCTGCAGCAGCACAAGGGAGACCCGGTGCAGTGGATGCTAGATGCTTGTAATGGTCAGGCTACGTTGCAGGTCAATTATGACGTAGGTGTTTGCGTTGTTCTGGCGATCCCCAAATTCCCGTATTCAGATAGCAAGTCGGAGTTTACCGGCGGGATACCTATTTATGGCGTTACGAAGAGCAACCAGAGGTATCTGCAGCCCCAATCGGTGAAGATGGCGGTGATGCCGGATATGGAGGGGCGGAAGGTTGTGGAGCGTGAGATTTGGGTTACCAGCGGGGATTATGTTTGTGTGGTAACGGGTACTGCTGCTACGGTCGAGAAGGCTGCTAAGAGGGCGTATGACGTTGCTGATGAGATTGGTTTGCCGGATAAGATCATGCGTACAGGCATTGGGGAGAAGCTTAAAGAGTCTCTGCCAAAGCTTCAAAAGATGGGTTACGCCAAGGGGGTTACCTATGGCAGTTAAGTTGCTTCCGATTTGGTCCGGGACGCAGTTCTTTAACTCTGCTGGCCAGGTATTGTCTGGAGGCAAGATATACCAGTACATCGCTGGGACCACGACACCGGCCACTACGTACACGGATGCTACGGGTATTACGAGCAATGCAAACCCGGTGATCCTTGACTCTGCCGGTCGGTATGCCAGCCAGTTCTGGGCTACTACGGGCTCCGCTTACAAGCTGGTTCTGCAAGATTCCACCGGGGTAACGATCCTGACCGAGGATAACCTGACGGGCGTAAACGATACTGCGGCGGTTAATGCAAGCGAGTGGGTTACTAGCGGTCTTTCACCGTCGCTTACCGGTGGCTCTGGTACTTCGCTTGGCACGTTCACGGTTCCGGGCAACCAGACCGCAATCCTGCAAGTAGGCCGCAGGTTGCAGGTAGTCGATAGCGGAACCACCTACTACGGAACGATAACCAGCAGCACGGGGACCGGCCCCACAACGATCATATGCCAGTTAGATAGTGGAACGTGGTCTAGCCCTACGGTTATAAATTATGCGTTGTTGGGGGAACAGAATCCTAGCGTACCGCAGAAGCTAAATTACCTGAACATTGGAGGGACAAGTACATGGGCTAGTACTGCGCAACCAATGTTTACTGCCCACATGTCTGCAAACTCAACGCCCGGAAGCAGCGTTACTTTTGTATTTGACACGGTAGACAAGCAGCAGGGCGGCACAAATTACGCTAATGGCACGGGGATTTTTACTGCTCCAAACACGGGTTGGTATCTGTTTACCGTTAATGGATCCGGGCAGAGTTTGTCTGGCACACAAACAATAGGAGTGAATCTTCTTGTTGGTGGCGCTAGCGTGGCAGTTATGTCTGGGTCTAATTCTATATATGGGCCACTAGGGTTGTCTTATCTTGCTTATGTCACTGCCACAACTCAAGTAAAAGTTATAAATACAAACGTTGGTGGTAACGTTACTTATCAAGCGGGACTGACGTTTTCTGGGATTCAGGTGGCATAAATGGCAGTCTATCTTTCCCCTGTAGGCAACGGGTTCCAGTGGCTTAACACTGCTGGACAAGTCTTATCTGGCGGGAAGATAAACACATACTTTGCCGGAACCACTTCGCCAATATCTACGTTTACGGACTCTAGTGGTGCAACTCCAAATGCAAACCCTATTATTCTGGATAGCACCGGTCGATATGCGCAGGAGATCTGGTTGCCTGCGGGACAGCCGGTAAAGTTTGTAGTAACCGATTCAAGCGCGGTAATACAGTTCACTCTGGACAATATCCAGGGGCTGAACGATCCTGCATATTCTGGCGGCGGCTCCGGTGGTACTGGAACAATCAATTACCAGATATTCACCGCCACTGCCGCGCAGACGTTGTTCTCGTTGAGTTTTACCTACCTGGTAGCAGGCAACCAGCTAAGCGTGTTTCGCAATGGCTCGCGGTTGAACATTACCGATGATTACACCGAAACCACCAATGCAAGCTTTACGCTCACTGCTGGCGCTCTTGCTGGCGACAAGATAACCGCAATCACGTTCTCAGGTGCGGGGCCTACGGGCGCTACAGGAGCAACAGGTGCCACGGGCGGCACGGGGCCAATCCCTCAGAACAGCCAATCGGGGCCCTACACGCTAGTGATCGGGGATGCCGGGTATCACATCTACCACCCTAGCGCCGATACCACCGCACGCACATGGACGATCCCCGCCAATGCCTCTGTAGCGTTCCCGATAGGCACTGCAGTAACGTTTGTAAACGATACCAGCGCAGGGGTAATAACGCTTGCCATTACCAGCGATACGCTGATGTGGGCACCTAGCGGTGGAACGGGAAGCAGAACACTAACCGCGCCTGCCGTTGCTACCGCGCTAAAGGTTACTGCTACCCGCTGGGTGCTAACGGGGGTAGGTGTGACATGACGGCGCAACAATGTCTTATTGCAGAATCATATAGAGCGACATATGCCACTTGGAACCCTGCGACTGTAGGGGCCGGGATTGCATTATCTGGTGGCAATTTGATTGCCACACAATCCAATGGAACAAATGCAACTGCAGCGTCTACTTTTACTGTTAGTTCTGGAAAATGGTATTGGGAAGTAAAGATGACAACGCAAAACGGTGGGTTTAATTGCGTTGGAATTGCTATATCTGGATATTCAAATACCGGAACTCTTGGTGGCGATGTGGATGGATGGGCATATATAAATGGGCAGCGTAGATACCACAATGGAACGACTAATTTATATGGTGCTTCTATAGTCGCTGGTGGAGTTATTGGTGTTTATTTAGATGCTGGGGCAGGGTCTGTGGGTTTCACTTATAACGGAGTAGATCAAGGATCTGCATATACTGGACTTACTGGGCCATTTTATGCTGCGTGTAGTCCAGATTCTTCCGGGGGTGTTATGACTGCAAATTTTGGCGCAACATCATTAACTTATACCCCTCCGACTGGTTATGCGCCGGGGCTTTATTATTGACAGGCGAACATTCCTAGCGTTTCTAGGATCACTCTTAACTGGATGCGGTGGCTCAGGGCCGCTTAATGACGACATGGGTAATGCTTCTGGTCTTGGCTCTATAGGCAATCCGACCGCTACCGGAAAGTTCTTCGGTACGGATGGGGCAAACATTGCCCGATTCAATGATCGCCTACTTCTTGGCAGCGCGACGCAAAATCCAGGGAACGCTGGCAATAGCGTTACTGGGGATTTTTCCTGTACGGTTCTTCAGGGTGTCTATGCGTATCTACAGAACCACGCAACTTTAGCGGTTGGGGCAACCCCGGTAGCCTATCAATCAACGTACAAAGGCAACTATGGCGGGGTGTTCGTAGCTCAATCATCGGATACTAATTCTGGTGCTGGTGTAACCACCATTGCGCTGTCGTCTTTCGTTCTTGATAACAACACGGGGGCAAATGGTAGTACGGGATGGGCCTATTACGGGGCGATAGTACGTACGGCATCTGCAGCATCACCAGCCACTATGGGGATGGAGTTTGATTTTGTAAACTTTGCCACAACCACTCACATTGATCCGTATACGTTCGTTGCTTCCGGGGAAACCATCGGGATGCAAATGATGGCGGGTGGAGAACCGACAACGATAACTGTTGGTGGAACCGCATTTAACCCGGCTAGCGCAGCGTTCACAATCGGGCAGAACAACTCAAACCCCGGGATTTATAGTACCGCAACGGTGTGTTGGGACAAGGGGATTGTGTTCCACAATATCGGCATTTCCGGTACGGACGGCACAACGATATCTTCCCCCGCCATCGCAATAGCAATGGCATTCGGACATCGCTTACAGTGGTATTCCGCCGCAGGCACGTCGATGGGATCTATCTACGCGGGCGGCGTGGCAGGCCCTAGCGTTGATGAGGTGTTCTGGAATCAGGGAATTCATTACCTGAAGCAGGACGATCAGACGGATTGTTTCCGCATAGCTCCCGTTGCCGGTGCTACTGGATTCATACAAGTCACATCTTCAAGCTCTGCGGTTCCAATCGTGCAGGGGCGTAACACTTCGGGAACCGGGAACGTGGACATACAAATCAGCCCGCAGAATAGCGGTTATATCCAATTTGCCGGGGCTAACGCTACATACACATCCGCAGTAAATACGGCAACCGGATACATTCTTATAAAAGATGGTGCCGGCACTGTTTACAAGGTTCTTTGCCATACCTAGGGGCGATATGGAATATACGTTCACGTTTACGCAGCAAGAGGCGCAATTGATTATCAACGCTTTGGGCGAATTGCCAATAAGGGTGGCTGGCATTTTGTACGCAAAGATAGGCGCCGAGATTCAGCGCATAGAATCGCAGGCCAAGGAGCAGTGATGTGGAATGGATATACAAATGGGACCAATAGAGCGCAGGCAGTGTGCGTGCCCTTTCAATCAGGATGGTAGAAATGAAACTATCAACTCTATTGCCTCCGCCTCTGCCAACGAGGTATTTGCACGTATCGCTGCTGCCGCCGAGAAGGAAGAGCAGGATCGCATCCAGACTTTGGGGCGGCGAGTCGATGAAATCTGGCGAGAGTGGCGAAAACGACTACTACTATCGGCTGGGGTTGTGGGCCTCACGATGGTTTCCCACGCTCACGGATCGGGACAGATAAGGTTCGGGGAAATACTGCGGTTTATATTGGGTGAATGATGGACCTGGCAACGCAATTGATGCGGGATGAAGGCTTTCGGTTGATGCCGTACTCAGACTCCGTGGGCAAGCTGACAATAGGAGTAGGACGAAATCTTACGGATGTTGGACTGAGCCAGGATGAGGTGTACTACTTGCTGAACAATGACATCAAGCGGGTCATGGTGTCTTTGGGTGCCTATCCGTGGTTCCAGGGATTGGACTCGGTACGCCAGGCTGCAGTGGCAAATATGGCGTTTAACCTTGGGCTGGGTGGATTGTTGCACTTCCCGTCGATGATCCATCACTTGCAGGCCGGGGAGTGGCAGGGGGCGCATGACGAGGCGTTAAATAGCAC